TAAATTGGAACTTGAATTGTCTTACCTTGACTTGGAGCCAAAGTATAATTTTTTACAAGACCACGCATGATACTGCGCTCGCTTGCTACGAATAATGCCTCTTGCACAATAGTTGGCAATAGGTCATTTAGGGTTGTCATTGTAGATCCAGCCATAATAATCTCCTTAATTTGTTAGGCTATTCCAGCAGTCTTGCGATATTCCGCATATAATTTTCTGTCTGCTGGGTTTTTCATGTCTAGTTTGGTTATATCTAGTTTTTCTCGTGACTGGCTTACATTACTCTTTGCCTGTGTGGTACTAGGACCAGCGGCTTTGAAGTGGGGATTGGTATCCAGGAATTCTTTGACTAAGTCCTCTACTCTGAAAGGTTGGCCCTTGTCTGAATATCTGACTGTGCCTTTTTCATCAAGCACTTCAACTTCTCCACTTTCGCCGATTCTTACATTGCTTTTTAACAATGCTTTAACTTGACTAGGGTTCACAGAACCATATTGAGCAGCAGCATTGACCAATGGAAGATCCACAGTATAATTTCTTATAATATCATCACGTTTACGTATTTCTTCATCTTTCTTTGCAGCCAAGTTAGCGATAATAGAATCAAATTCTCCACGCTTCTTTTGTTCTTCCAACTTGCGTTGTTCGTAATCTGCTTTCAATTGACGAAGTTCTTCGGGATCACCTAAATCATCATACTTTGAAGCAACTTTCTTTTGGATTGCACTTTTAGTGCGAGCCATCATATCGTCTACTTCTTTCTGTGTATAAGTTTTCTCGTTTGCCTGATTGTTTAAGGATGTATCAGTGACATCACTTGCCAACGTATTTTCGGACATTGTAGCCTTGCCTCCCTTTCAGAGTTTGTTGTTTATCGAATGATTAAATCATTCATATGGTTATTTACTCAATGAGCAACATTACCATTATATATTGCAGTTATTTCTTCTTCTTTGCCGCAGCCTGACTGGCTTTGATAGCCTGTGCTTGTTTTACTGCTTGGGCACGAGTAGGATATACCTTACCCGTAGTACCATATTGAAAACCTTTGCCCCCACGAGGGCCCGTTGCTTTATGTATGGGCATGATTAATCAATCCTAATTCAATGTAGAGCCATAGTGGCCCATGTATTTGATTCTCAGACATATTATTTCTTTGGTGGTTTAGGTCGTTTTTTATTCTTGGCAGTTCTCATGCCACGTACTGGTAATGGATTTGACATATTAATATTACTCCTCTTTGTGAACATAACCCATGGCAGCATAATCTAAATGCTCTTGCTCTGTGCGGGCAATGTATTCTTTTCCTGTGGCCAAGTCAACCATAACGTGTGGTTCAAATGGTTCTTCAGCAGGCAATTGTTCAGGTGGCAAGTATTCAGTTGTGCCCAGTACTAATAATGGATCTTCACCTAGCAATTCTAAGATTTCATGATCAATTACTGTGAATACTCTAGGATCAGTTGCTGCTGCTTTGGCTTGACCTAACTGAGCAAACTCACGTTGTGTATCACGCACATTGAAACTGCTTGGATAGTCAATCTCACCATCCCACTCACGCCCTTGATAGACGCCAAATAGACGCCATATCTGCTCTTCAGCCACTTCCATCTGATCAGCCTTTTCACTAAGTTTGGCGTTGAGCAATTGGAATTCTGTTTCCATTGCCACGCCGCTCATTGTTTTGGTCACTGTGCTACGCACGCCACCTGTGAAACTGATACGATCAATAGCCTCAATAAGTTTTTCAATACTGCTGTGAATATTGCCAACACTGGTACCACCTGATTCTAGATAATATGGATTTTGTCCAGAATCTGCGCCTTCCTGTAATACAATAATGGCACCAGCACCTGATCCTAATTGTGCTGTTGCTGGAACAACTAGGCTAGGATGTCCATCTAAGCGGATAGCCTGTTCATTCTCTGATGTTAGGTTATAGATTTGACGTTGTAGATCAGCAATGTCAGTGATGTCACTAACACCAATGTCTTTGGTAATGCCACGTTGATTGTAGATCAGTACTGCTGGGATCATGCCCAACATGTTGATTTCTTCTAACTGTAGATATGCTTCTTTCTTGACATCATCCATTACCCAAGTCTTGATAGACTCTTTGGTCCACTCTTTGATCACAGTGATCTTGTCAATGACTTCTTCTACATATTTGAAATAAGATAACGAATAACGACCATTAGGATTACGTTCCCAATGCCAATCACTGACAACTAATGGAGAACATAAGTTAACATATGGACGAATGCCCATGGCCTGTTCTTGACCCAGTGTGTCAGCACCAACATAAGGCTTTGTAACTAAACACCAAGAATGACCAAACACACTGGACCATACAGCAGCCTGCTTCATGAATGCATCAAAACTACGACCTTCCATGTCTGCATCTTTGAGAAAGTCTTCTAGATCAGGTTGACCTTCCCAAGAACCAAAATCACGATCAGGTTCTTCACGAAATAAGAAACTAACGTAAGTGGCAATTACTGATTGACAGTGGTTGTCAAGAGGACAATTTGCAAGTCTAGATTGATATTCACCTTCTGTTTCTAATACATATTTGGTCAAATGACCAGCACGACGGTATTCTTCACCGCCCACGTATGATTCATATAAGAATTGAAATCTATCACGGTTACGTGTGTAGAGCCAGTGCGTTGAACTTAATGCTCTATAGTCGTCTAGTAGTGTTTGATTACTCATTTGTTTATTATCCTTTATACTCTAGCGAGTTTGTGTCCCCAAGTAGCAACTGGAGGTCTTTGTACGGGTTGTCTAATAGGGAATAGATAATCCACCATATATCTCAGTGCATCATTCATATGTGAGAAATCAGGATTACCACCTTTTTCTGGCAGAGAAGTTCCTTCTTTGTAAACATGTTTCTCAAGACACTCAATAACGTATTTACACTTGGGGTCGATATAGAGACTTGTAATGCCTGCAGAACTACGCAGTTTAGCATTGACAGCATTGATACCATCACGAACAGCATTGTGTCCATGCGGTGATTTCACTGTGAAGCCTGCGCTTCTAAGGATCGTATGGTCTGTTCTGCCACCAGCGCTCGTTTTTCTAGCCGCGCCTGCTGGGTCTGGATAGACAATAATAGTCTTTTGTGGAAACCTAGTTTTAATCTCATCAACCAATTCATCTGTGTTACTCCCATATATCTTTATCTCATCTATGACTTGCAGTGTATTGCCTACTTTGACTGCCACTACTGCTGTGATAGGATCCAAGTTGAAGTCGCAACCAATGTGCAATTCTTGTGGTAAATTATCTTCCCAGGTTCGAATATTATATTTGCGGTCAAATGCGTAGAATATACGCCCTGAGAATGTTTCAAACGATGCTTCATATTCTTGTTTGAATGTTCGTATGTCTAATGTTCTTCTTGCTGCTTCTATTTCAGCCTCGGGGATGTTCCCACCTTGAATGCTGGTGAATTGAAAACTGGCCCATTCATCTGGAAACTCTTGTGCTAGATCAAATAGATCTTTAGCCCAGTTCATACCTGCTGGAGTTGTAATGAACAATGCTGAACCCATCTTATCTGACAATGCTGGACGTAATACTTCAGTCCATGCTTCTTCATCGATCAAACTGAATTCGTCCATGACCAAATAGTCAAGACCCACACCGCGAAGATTCTGTGCTCCACCATCGGCACCTTTAAGTGAGATTAGACTATTGTTCTTAAGTAGAATACTTAATTCAGTTTCATTTACTTTGCTAACCCAACGTAGGTCTAAGAGTTTGTTCTTAAGTTTTTTCCAAGCAATCATTTTAGCCTGGCGGTAAGTGGGGGCAATGTAGAATATTTCTTTACCTGGTTGACTGGCCACTCTGCAGATTTCTCTAATGCTTAATGTTGTCTTACCAAATCTACGCCCGCAAACTGCAACCTTAAATCTTTGAGGTGCATTGACAATTTCTAATTGAGGTTTACTTAATGGCATTTACCAACCCTTGTATATGGCCAGTACTGCCATGACCAACACTGTGAGTAACAATAATGGTACCCACATTATTCGTCATCGCTCCACGGTAACGGTTGATTGGCTTCATTGTTAACAGGATTTTCCTGCTGTCCGAGAATATTCTTACCTAACCATATTAACAGTGTAGCATTGCCGCTGAGTGCAAGGCGTATTTGTGCTTGTCGTAAACTTTGATTTAAGGCTAGTTTGCCTTTTAGTAGTTCTACGCTAAAATTGTAACGTAGAGTATTCTCATCTATGCCAAACCACTCTGCAATCTCTGAGTCCTTGCAACCCATTTGTGCTAGACGTTCTACATCCTTAGGTGGCACTATCTTTTTATCACGACCCACTACTACACCTTCAACTTCCAATATGGCAGTTTTGCGGGTCTTGCGTTTGGAGGTGGGGATATCAGGTATGTTTTGATCCATACCATTATTTATTTAGGTCAAGAGAAAGCCGGCATTTAACCGGCTTAATATGAATTAAATTGTAGGATCAATACCAGTTAATTTAATATATTCTTCATGAATAATATAATAAAATTCTTTTGGTTTGATTTTAATTAATAAACTTATTCTCGAACCATCAACATTATGTGCTATTGCTGCTTCTTTTCTACTCTTAAAAACTCCCAATGGTGTAACAATAGGTTTACGAAAAGTTTTAGGAATGCTTGCCATAATATTTCTATATTCAGGATCTTGCCATTTAAGTTTATTCTTTTCAGAATTTTTATTTTTCCAATCTTCAGAATTAGTTCTTTTATCAATACCTTCTTGTCTTTTTTTCTGAAATTCGATATCTTGTTCTCGTTTTTCTATACCTATTTTAAGATTTTTTAGATTTTGTTTATCTTTATACCTAATTTTCATAGCCTTACTGTAAGTGCTATTTGGATCTTTTGCAACTTCTCTCATTGCGGCAGATCTATTCCAATCTTTCTTAAACAATTCTTCATCACTGAGTCCGGGCAGTTCAATATTGCCCCAAGTTTCTGTATTGGTATTCATTTAGTTTATTTCCACAGTTGTTGCAACATAATTTTACGCAGACTAGGATCTGCATTGTGATGCATAATGTCTGCAATCTTGATAGCCTGACGTGGAGTAACTTCTACTAGACTACGATAGTTGTTGCTCATATAATCGGCGGCCTGTTCAATGATATCTCTAGGATACCCTCCTGGAAATTCTTGACAATGTGTACCCAACATATCTTCATTATCCACTAGATGCATTGTATACATAAACTTTTGTTCATCAGTAAAGTCACAGGGTGCAAAATTAAAGCGACTAAAAATAGCAGCCTTCCACTGTTTAACTGCTTTTTCAATATCTGATTTACGATCATTGGTAATCCAAATGATATTGCCTTGAAAGTCAAATTTGTGTGGCACATCAAATTCTTCCATAAGAGGATTTTTACGTGCGGTTTCCCAACTTACTTCGCCTTTTTGTCCTAGTTCAACTGCACCTAACAGCATTGGAATAATCTGTTTCTTTTCTCCGTGATGAATAATATCACAGTCATCCAATACAATAATACGATGCTTGCTACGATTGAGATATAGTTTAACATATAGACTGGCCGCAGTGATCTTGCCACCTTTGATATATTCAACATTTTTTGCATGTCCAGTATCAAGCAAGGCACGTTTAATAGTATAGGTCTTGCCTACACCTGCATCACCTGATACAATCATACCGTTAATTGCTGAGTTGGGATTTTGCACGAAACTGGTTGTCTGTGCGTAGATACCGTCGAATGTGTCTTGCACTTCTCGGGCGATGGGATTAATTCTCTGTTTCATATAAACTCCTTGGTAGTTTGGTTAATTTGCTTGTAGGACATCGTAATGTCTAACTCACAAGTATAGTATAACATTGATTGCAAAAATCTCCTGTTGTATTATTGCAACATTTAACCAAAAAAAAGCCCACCGGATTAGGGTGGGCAAAGGTGCTCTTAACGGCACTCGTTTTCAAAAACTTTAGTATCTAGTAATTGTATATGAATTAGGGCTGGCATTCCTATCAATTCGGATGTTTTTACCACGTGATGCAAAACACCAATCTGGACGTGTGTAGTTGTCAGGTCTGCCCAATACTGCACGACGTTCTGCTGTGCTTGATCTATAATCACCTTGACATGGATCTTGACGATCATAATGATTAGCCACTGCTGTAAATGCTGGGCTTCCCGGACAGAATCCACTGGGGCATCCAGCGGCACATCCCGACAATAAAATTGCTAGACCAATGACTATAATTGTTTTCATAATGTGTGTGTTGACTTAAAAGTGTCCCGATCATTTTAGGAATGAATTAGCGAAACATTCCTTTTTAATTTTGCAGATCTATAGTATGACCGGGACAATTGTTATTATACAGTCTCTTTGCGTTCTTGCCAACGTAATGTGGTGCTTTTGCTCAATGTATCACTGACTTCCAACTTGTGTATGTGATCTTCAAGATACAGTATTGTGTTTACTATGTCATCCAATATGGGCCAAACATCTTGCCAGATTTCAGTAATGGGTTTATTGAGATTGTACTGTTTGGTCACGGCTTTGAGATGACTTCGACATTGCTCCAAAGTCATAGATTCTACTTGTTCCGCTGTGAGTAATAGCATATTATTTGATCCAATGATTGATGCTGTAAGCAAGATCCACAATCAGTATAATCACTGCTGCGGACATTATTGAATAAAAGATAGCCTGTTTTGTCAATTTCATTTGTAATTTCTTAAAGTATTGTAAAAAGTTTTTTATCAAAACGTATTGACTGTGGGGGGTCAATTTCTTGTGAGTAATAATCGGCAATTATGGTAAACAAATATTCCACTGCATCCAATTGTGCATCGCTGAGATTCTTATTGGCATTTTGAATTTTAGCACTGCACACACCACCTAGTATACTGGCACAACTGTTGGGACCCTGTTTGCCTTTGGGAAATATACCCGGGCGGCGTTTGAACCAATCACGTTGCAGTTCCGGATCATAAGTGCATAGTTCGCCCATGTCACTTTGCAGTCTGTAGAGCCAATTGTATATATAGGCTTCATCAGCACTGTCCATGTCGTAATACTGTGTATCGGCATTGGTCTTTTTTGGATAGACTGTAATGGTCTTGGATTTTAATACTTTCATTAAAAGTATTTATTAACTTTTCCATTTTTTCACCTTTTGAGTACTTGATATTGACTATTATACAGCCTTAATTTTAATAAGTCAATCGTGATCTCGCCAATCAGGCTCTGTGTGAGATTTTTGCCACATGGTGGTAAATTCAATACCTTTAAGTGTGAGCAATGTCCAAAAGCGACTTTCAGGACGTACCCAAAATCCACATAAATTCATATCCCACTGCACGTCCGGATTATTTCGAAATAGATTCATGTCAAGAAGAAATTCTTCACGTGTCTTATCCATTAAAAATAACCAATTACGGGGTGAGGAATGTATTTTCATCACTGGTCCATACTGTGATATCTTTGACCCATTGTCCACAGAATATGCCTGCATTTTTAATTGTGTTGTAGGTCATAATGCTCATGTCTTTGTCTTGAAATATCATTGTGGCCCGTTTGCCTGTGGTGCATTCTATTTCTATGTGATGCAGTGTTTTGGTAACATTATCTAGTAGGGCGACTGTTTTCTTTTTCATTTTTTTGACCTTTGAAATAGTTGAATATCAATAATTGCATCTGTTGTATCTTCCTGGTCTGCTGTGCTATTTCTTTATGTTGGTCATTTAGGGCAGCAGCCAGTGCGTGTTGATTTGTAATCATCATTTGAAATTGTTCCGCCAACTCACTTTGTTGACGTGCAAGTTCTTCTAGTAAATCATAAGGATCGAAATCATTAAATGGATTTTGATTGTTGTCGTCTTGCATAATGTTTCCGATTGCTCTGTTGAATTTGTTCACCACGTGTGATCAATTCAACATTGTCCTTGGTCCAGGGCTTGTCCCAGTCTTTGCGTGTCATGGCAAGGTCATTGGTTTTGCGGCCTCTCAAAGCCCATAACTCTCGACCCCATATGTTCATATATTCTTCTAGAGTGATTTGCCAATCGCGACCCAAATACTTTTCCTGTGCTCTGGCACGTAGCCAAGCAATGTGTTGAGCATGTTCAATTGGATCTGGATACTTGAATCCTCTAGGTGAACTTTTTCTTTTAGTTTTAACAATCATTTTCCAGGTAACCTTCCGTTGCCATACTTTTCTTTGCTTAATATAAATTTGGGTGGCCAACCATGGCTATAACGATAAAAAACAGTTTCGTATGGAATACCTGTTTCTTCACTCCAACGCATTAGACTTTGTCGTTTACGTCGATAGGTAATCCATACACAATTATTGGGCATATGGTTGCTGTGTTCTTTGGGTTCCATGTAGGTCAAGTTGCCCGGCTCCCAACCCAATGTTAAATCTTTACGCACCAATTTGGCAGTGGCTGTTGGTGGCAATCCCAAATGACGTTCTACATATCGATAAAATTGACTTACGCCTTTGGGTCCCCAATGACAAGTATTGGATTCATTGTAACCTGGATTGTTAGGGTTATAACAACATTGTTGTATGTTACGCCATTTGTTCCATAGTGGATGTTCTACAGTTTTCATATCTTATTCCTCTAATATTATTTATTACATTTTACTTTTTGCTTCTTCATATACGGTTGTTCTTTTACACCACTGTCAATTAGTTCGCAGGCTACATCATATGGTAACCATTCCAACCAGGTGTTATGACAACTGCAATATAAACCAGGAGTGGGAATTTCTCTACCTCTAAACATTTTCCATCTGATGGCCACTTCGCAGTCATTGTGATTAATTGCTTGTCTAGTAATCATTTGCCTGCCCTCAATTCTGCCCATGTTTTAGGTCTTTGTATTTTACTGTGTGCAGGATTAACAAAAAGTGTTTGTGCAACTACACCTGCTTTGGTTTGTTTGGCAGTGATATTATTATCAAATAGATCAAATTTATAAACCCATTCATATATTTGAACCATTCCACTCCATCCTTGATGATGTGTATCAAACCATAACGCTGCAAAGGTCATTGGTTCAATTTGAATAGATGATTTACCCGGAACAAATCCATTGTTCAAATGGAATTTACCTATCCACGGATAAACGCCAAAATTATCCTTGATTGATCTACGTGTTTCTTTGGCTACCTCAATAATTTCATCTCGACCCGGCTCCGGAATATATTTTTTGAAGTTACGCATATCTTGAGTTAGACTGGCAATAAATTCTGGATTAGTTTTATCATTTAATAAGTTAAGTCTTACTTTGAGTTTATATCTTTGGAATTGATCGGGACCATTATCAAACAATTGGATTGGTGCTCTTTCAATCATCGATTCATTCAATATCGGTGTAGGTGCTAAATTCCTCTCCAAGGACACCTCTGGTGGGATGTCCTGCGAAGCAGAGAGCGAAGCGAGGCCACTCTGGTCTGTAAGACCGCTATCCTCCTCTTTTGAAGTAAACGAGGTTTCCTCGTTTGCAATATGTTTTTCTTTATTATCCTTTATTTTAATATATTCTAATATATTATAATAACCTACACCATCGTTGGTTTGTTTCAAATTTTGCATTATGTTTCCTTATATTATTGTACCATGTTGCCACATGGATTATTGGCTGTCAATGTTATTTAGCATAACACAAAATATCAGGCTAATAATAGTGATTTTTTAGCCATAAAAAAACCCTAGCGTTGCACTAGGGTTTTTTATCTTCAAGTTTGAACATTAAATGAAAGAGTGTGAATGATGAATATGGAAGTGACAGCCTCAATAAGGAAAACATTCACACAGAAATATTTATTCCACTGAATTACTATGGCCTAAAATATCCCTACATTCTAGGCATTTTTTACGCCATTGCTGCCTTTCAGTGCCTAAAAATTCCATTTTATGTTGGATTCGTCTGTCGGTAACAACCTTATGGCAATCTGCACAAGACTCTACTGTGGGATTTGGCACCCATACAACTCGGTCATCCTCTAGCACTTCGCCTGGTTTGGGTCGTCGGCCAAAGACAACGAATTTGCCCAACTCTTTTAATTTTGTTTCGAATAATTGTTTTTCCATAACCAAGTAGTTATGGTTTACCAGTGTCCGAATACCTTCAAAATGGTTCCAATTGTGGTCAATAAGAACAAGATAATACCAGCACCACCCTTGATCAACATCCAGGCAATATCTGTCTTAAATTGGTCTAATTTCTCCTCAATTAGGTCTAATTTCTCCTCAACTTTGCTTAATCTTGCCTCTAATTGTGCATATCTAAGACTGCATAGGTCAACGTGCGCTTCTAGGCTTTTCTTCTCTAAATCAGTTGTATCGCTCATAATGTCTCCGTTGTGTTAGTACCGGAGTTGATGGGAGTTAATACATAATCTGATACTAGACTGGGTATCTCACTCCAACCACATAGAGCCAACAATTCGTCTGTGACAAATTCGTTACTCAGCGTAGTGTTGTCCATTAGTCTAATCCTTGTGGGTTTAACTTGATTAGACTCTCGTGTGTTGCTATTGAACCAAATAGTTGTCATAGTTTAGCCCATCATCTTAATGCCATAATTCCTAATCCAATCTTTGCTAGGTGGCGTAGTGCTTAGATCAGCGGTGGGGATTGTAAATCCTGCTTGAATGTATTGTGCATTGCCTTTGATAAATCTCCAATTGCTGATATTGCCGGCAAAGGTATTACTAGAACTAGGAGTATTGTCACAAAGTCTACCCACTAACATGGCATTGTTGGTCATATTAACTGAACTTAATGCAATAGTACTAGAAGCCAAATAACTAACACCATCTACAAATACATATACAGTACCACTGAATCTACAAACTACTATGTGTTTCCAAGTGGTCAATGGTAACACGCCGCTGGCTGTGGTCAATTGTTGCACACCTGCACAGAAAATGTTTAGGGCACCATTGGTGTCTCTCCAACATAAAAATCCATTATTTCTTGCGCCGGCAGCACCTGCGGCCTGTGTTTCAAATATTGGACTGTATGTTCTATTGGCAGTAGGATAGACAAATGCTTCGGCAGTAAAATCACCAGTTCCTGGACTGAATACTGAATTACTGGCAAATGTTAGATAATGTGCGTTAGTGCTGGCACCAAACAATATACTATTGTAAGTACTGGTAAATGGTTCAGTTGTGCTGACCGCGGCACCAGTTGCTGTGATGGTAACATTATTGCCACCAGCATCAGCAGGACTTGCACCTGCACCACTGATCAGTGCCACGTTGGTATTGGTAATGTTGGTTCTATTACGACCTAGAATAGGCAAAGTGGCCACAGTGGCTGTGGTAATATAACCATTCTTACCTTTGTGGATCCAACTCATTATGTGTTCTCCAAAACCGATACTGTAACATGTAGATCATTGGCAGCACTAGCACTTGCACGAATCTTTTCACCTGCTTTGAGAACAATTCTAGTGGCAACTACTTCTAAACTAGTATCAGCAGGCACAGGAACTGTGAATGCCAAATAACTTTGTAGTGTATTTGAACTATCTGTTTTATGAATTGTAATATCTGCACTTGCAGTACCATCTACGTTGGCCACCATGATGCTCATTATTACAGCAGTATTACCTGATGTAGCGGGGCATTGATAGATGTCTGTTGTTGCTGTGGTACTAAGTTGTACCTGAGCGTTGTTAAATGTTGTCGCCATGTCCTTATTCCTTTATATTATTTATGCAAGGCCCAATGCCCATATAATCATTGCACTGTCGCTGCCTGCCCCTACTGATCCTGTGTAACCAATTGGACCAATACTGCCGGTATATCCAGCAACTGTGCTAGCACTGCCAGTATAACCAATATCACCCTGGATACCTGCTGATCCAGTATAACCAATATCGCCAGCAACTCCTTGTGATCCAGTATAACCAATATCGCCAGCAACTCCTTGTGATCCAGTATAACCAATATCGCCTTGTGATCCAGTATAACCAATATCGCCTTGTGATCCAGTATAACCTACTGATCCGCCAGCAGCAAACAATGTCCAATAGGCAGTGTCAACATCCGGTGTAGTATCAGAACTTATATAATCTATACAAACATAAGCACTGCCTAGATATGTAACAACATCACCTGGTGAATAAGTTCCATGAGTAGTTCCGAGCCAAGTACCTAATGTAATATATCCTGCTCCATTGGTACCATTGGCTCCATCTAATGCCTTATAACTGAATGTTAAATCTCTAATGGAAGCAGTAGAACCATAGAACAATGTATCCAAATAAACTGGACCTGTTACAGACGTTGGATCTGCACCAATGATAACATTGTCAATCATCCATATAAAGCCACCATCATAAATTATGCTTAATACTGAATCAGTGCTGATAGTATGAGCAGTTCCAACTGGACTTCCATCAATACTAAATTGTGCTTCATTGTAAGTTCCATTGGCCATCCAACCATGGCTAATTCTAGTTGTGGATTCTGTGCTGACATCGGTAGAAAAACCAAATGTAGTATAAGCAGCATTACTAGAAGTATCGCCAAATTTACCACTGATGTAAGCCGTTGTGAAACTTTGTGCTGAGTGCATGTAACCAGTTACAGATCCAGCACGGGTAAATTCACCAGTGACGCTTCTTGCTACCTTTGCTGGGTCATAAACTGGTGTCCAAGTTTCAACACCATTAAAACCAGCAGAGCCTGCGGATCCAGTATAACCCAAATCACCTTGACTACCTGTGTAACCAATATCGCCTTGTGATCCGGTATAACCTATATCGCCTGCGGATCCAGTATAGCCCAAATCACCTTGACTACCAACAAATCCAACATCGCCTTGTGATCCGGTATAACCAACATCGCCTACTGATCCGGTATAACCTAAATCGCCTTGGCTACCTGTATAACCTTTCTCTGCTATCTTAGTCCAGAATGTTCCTTCTGCAGGTGTATCTCCTACGTTACCGCCATTAGAATTAATGCGATACCAAGTCTCGCCGCCATATGTAGCAACATCACCTACAGCATAACTAGCGCCGGCACTGTATGCACCAGTGAAGTTCCATAGAGCATCACTTCCAGCAACTCCTTGTGATCCGGTGTAACCCAAATCACCTTGAATGCCTTGTGATCCGGTGTAACCCAAATCACCTTGAATGCCTTGTGATCCGGTGTAACCCACGTCGCCCTGTGCTCCAGTTATACCAACAGCGCCTGATAGATCAGTAGTGTAAACATAAGTTGCACCATTCCATAGATATAATCTAGAATTTTCAGCATTTTCAACATCACCGGTTTCAATGATGGCAAACTCACCTGCTACAATTCCAGTTGGGCTAGTGTCAGCAGTCAATGCAGCAACAGACACATAGGTCTTGGCAATATTAAAGCCTAGTCCTGTATCGCCTTTGCTTCCCACAAAGCCAGTGTCACCTTTGCTACCAGTGAATCCAATGCTACCTGAGAATCCTCTACTGCCAGTGAATCCTTGACTACCGGTGTATCCTGTTCCGGTAATGATAGTCCAAGCAGCATATGTTCCTGATCCTGCGCTGCTAGTAACATTTACGAGTACATCATCACCGGTCATACCAGTAATAGTACCTTCCATCCAATTACTTGCATTAAATTCTATTCTTATTCTTTGGCCGGTTATAGCGATAAAAGTATATTGTCCATTAGTTATAGTCCAACCCAGACTACCGCTATTTGTTATAGTCCTAGAGGAACTGCTAAAACCAAACCAACTAGCACCTTGAATACCAAATCCAACTGATCCGGTAAAGCCTCTGCTACCATTGAAACCAATATCACCTTTTGAACCAGTAAAGCCCAGGCTACCAGCAAAGCCAGTGTCGCCTCTACTGCCAGTAAATCCTTGACTACCAGCATATCCAGTATTATTACTCCAACTAACAACACCAGATCCATTGGTAACCAATGCTTGACCATTTGTACCATCTGTACTAGGCAGTGTGAATACTGTGGTGCTGGTTCCTACAGATAATACTGCACTTCGGAATTGACCTTCATAGATCAATGGATTTTGAGCATCTGTTAATGCTGCATTTGGACCACTACCGCCGCCATATCGACCTAATCGTCTTAACGGATAATCATTACCGAACTGTATCCAACCTTGACTACTTGCATATGTAGCGTTGTTAAAGCCACGAACTTGGAATCCATTTGTTACATTACTATCACCAATAAAACAATCATCACCAAAATTAATACTTGTGGCACCATAACCGCTTTCTGGGGCAACAGTCAACTTTATGTTACTAAATTCTACACTGCTGGTTGTGAATAGATCTTGGTCACTGTTTAATGCACCACGGCTACCCGCAAATCCAATATCGCCTTTTGAACCAGTATAACCTAAGTCACCCTTTGAGCCAGTGAATCCAATTTCTCCTTGAATGCCTTGACTGCCACTGAATCCAATATCTCCCTGGCTACCAGTAAAACCGATGTCGCCTTGACTGCCTGTAAATCCTTGTTCTCCTTGGATGCCCTGTGATCCTGTGAATCCAATATCACCAGCAGTACCGCCAATACCTTGTGATCCAGTAAATCCAATGTCACCTTGAATGCCCTGTGATCCAGTAAATCCAATATCGCCTTGAATGCCTTGTGACCCAGTGTAGCCAATGTCACCTTGAATGCCTTGTGATCCAGTATAGCCATAAGATCCAGTTAATCCTATTTCACCCTTGCTGCCCGTAAAGCCAATATCGCCCTGATTACCTTGACTACCGCTAAAGCCGGTGTCACCACGACTACCGGTGAATCCAGCAATACCAATGGCACCATCTAGGTTAATTTCCCAATTAGCGTATGTTCCGGTACCGTCGGCTTTGGTCTTGTCAAAAATCAATTGTCCAGTGCTGGGGTTATAACTGACCACAGTGCCTCGTTGAATATTGGCACCATCAAATGCTAAAATAATATTTTGACCAACACTGTAATCTAAATTCAAATCTACGGTATAGATTGTTACTTGACCAGTGTTGCCCAATGTAAAACTAGTGGTGCTGGTTGTGTGATAACGATCACCATCAGCACCTGGATTACCAAGTGAACCAGTATAACCAATATCGCCCTTAGATCCAGCGTAACCTTGATCGCCACGTGATCCAGTAAATCCAATGTCACCTTTTGATCCAACAAATCCAAGATCGCCACGGCTACCAGTAAATCCTTGACTACCGGTGAAGCCAAAGTCACCCTGTGTTCCTTGAATTCCAGAATCACCTTTTGAGCCAGTAAAGCCCTGATCGCCTTGGTTGCCAGTCTCGCCTTTGCTGCCTACAAAGCCAGTATTTCCTTGAATGCCTTGACTACCGGTGAAGCCAATATCGCCTTTGCTACCTGTGAATCCAATATCGCCTTTGCTACCAGCGTAGCCTAACGCACCAAATTCACCAGTATCACCTTTGCTACCACTAAAGCCCTGGATGCCTTGACTACCGGTGAAGCCGACGTCACCTTGACTGCCGGTAAAGCCCTGTGATCCGGTGAATCCAATATCGCCTTTGCTACCAGTGAATCCCAAGCCTCCAGTACTGCCAGTAAAGCCGGTACTACCAACAAAGCCTGCTGAACCAGTAAAGCCCTGACTACCATTGAATCCTTGACTACCAGTATAACCATCTCCGGTGCCACCTGTTCCGCCAATCTCAATTCCTCCTGGAACTAAACCATTGCCCACAAATAGTTTATTACTATCAGTGGTCCAAACTGGTTCGCCAGCAGCGGGTGTGATGGTACTTAAATTTTCTTCGGTATCTCTTCTAAACTGTAAACTCATATCTTTATTCCTTAACTGTTGAAGTCTACTGCTAGACTGGGATTATTGAAATCTTGTGGCACGCTTGGTCCGTATGCCGAACTTTTTATCACTTGTCCGTAATCATAGCCAGGCCATGCTGTTCTTTGTACTGACAAATCACCATATTGCACACCTTCTGCTAACAATGGTGGACCTGTTCCACTAAAATTGTATATTACACCTGCATAAATTCTGCTGTTGAATATATCACTGCCGAATTGTGTATCAGGTGATTTTATTTTAATAACTGTGTTATTACTTAAAATTGTTTCGCCATTGCCTAGTACTAATTTGGCTTTTGTCGAATCATCAGGACGACTAATTTCAGCACCGTTTCGACTTAATGCTAATCTGTAGGCATCACTGTTGGCTTGCAATTGAACATCATCGGGAGCCAATTGCAATTTAGTATGGTAACCAGCCCTAAGCACAGTTGCATCAGAATCAATAACTAATTCATGATCTTGTAATGCCCTTAAACGTGTAAAAGCACCTAGATCTAATCGACCTGCTATGCCACCAGCAGTCATGTATGTTTGACTGCCTAAGTTTAGAACACCTAATGGGCTGGCTATACCGATATTATTTGCGCCCACAGTGATAAATGTACTACTGTTGGCAACACTGTGTCTAATACTATAGCCATTGGTATATGCATCTGCACTTAGATCAAATACACCACTACTAGCAGTGCTGACTACATTTAATGCACCATTGGCATCAATGTAAAGACTGTTACCTGCTAGTTTAAGACTTGTTGTGCCACTGTTATTAATTTGTAAACCAGCACCAATAACAACGCCACCGATAGTACTAGTTGTGGCAGTGGTTACGCTAATTACATTGCTAAGTGTGTTAATGGCAATGCCTGATCCAGCATAGTAAGTTTTGCCTGTGCCAGTTGTGCCGCCCCCACCTACAGCACTGATAACTCCACTACCATCCATAACAATGGTTGTGCCATCAATCTTAACACCACCAATTTGATTTTGTGATGCATAGACTAATTGCAATAGTCCTGCACCATTGGCAGAAATACCATAGGTAGAATCAATAGTGACCATACCTAGACTACCATCAGCAATACGACCTTTAATAAAGCCGCTATCCATATAAAGACCGGATCCATGTGCCAATGCACTAGTCGAACTTGTGCTGACTTTTACACCACCAATGGTAGTATCATTTGCTGGCGGAATAATAAATTCGCTAGTAGTAGTTACACTGACTACACCACTACCATTGATAGCCAATCCAGTACCAATTTTAATACCACCTAATGTAGTGGCACTGGCTGTGGGTAATGAATAACTGAGATATAGTGATCCATCACTTAATACCGTTAATCCTGATCCTGTTGGAACTTTGACCAAACCCAATGTAGAAGTAGTGGCAGTAGGTATATTATT